AAATTTATAGATTACGATACACAATTTTCAAAAGCATTTTTAGAACCATTAAAAGGTGTCTTGGATGTAATAGGCTGGGAAACAGAAAGAAGGTCGAGTCTTGACAATTTCTTTATTTAGTGTATAATAGAGATAAACGATGAACATAAAAGGAAATAATGAGTGATTATTTAGATAATTTATTAAAAGTGACAGGTAATGAATTCGCAACAAAGGTTTCAGATGGAGTTGAGGCTGGAGATGTATCTAGTTATGTAGATACAGGGAGTTTCATTTTAAACGCATTGGTTTCAGGAGATATTTATGGAGGAATCCCATCAAACAAAATCACAGCTCTGGCGGGAGAAACTGCAACGGGTAAAACGTTTTTTGCTCTTGGTATGGTCAAACAGTTTCTTTCAGATAATCCTAGCGGCGGCGTTCTTTATTTTGAGTCTGAGTCTGCATTAACAAAAGACATGATTGAGGAGAGAGGAATCGATTCAAAACGAATGATTATTCTTCCTGTTACCACGATTCAAGAATTTACACATCAAGCAGTTAAAGTAGTAGAAAATCATACAGAAGATAGACCTATAATGATGGTCTTAGATTCTCTTGGAATGTTATCAACAACAAAAGAAGTTACTGACATTACCGATGGTAAAGAAACTAAGGACATGACAAGGGCACAACTTGTCAAAGGGTGTTTCAGAGTCTTGACACTTAAGTTAGGTAAAGCAGGTATTCCTTTACTTGTGACAAATCACACATACAAACAAGTCGGCACAATGTTTCCACAAGATGTAATGGGTGGTGGTTCAGGATTACAATATGCAGCATCTACAATTATTTTCCTTTCTAAACGGAAAGAAAAAGAAGGAACGGATGTTGTTGGTAATGTAATACATTGTAAAAACTTTAAGTCGAGATTGACTAAAGAGAATAAAAGAGTCGATGTTCTTTTACGATATGATCAGGGTTTGAATAGATATTATGGACTACTTGAATTGGCAGAAAAGTATGATATAATAAAGAAAGTATCAACAAGGTTTGAAATGCCAGATGGAGCAAAAGTATTTGGTAAACAGATATTAAGTGATCCAGAAAAATATTTTACTGATGATATTATGAAAGCATTAAACGAAGCCGCAAAAAAAGAATTTTCTTATGGTGGTTTCGATGAAGAAAGTGAGGTTGAAGATGTTGTATAAAGAATGTACAAATCCAAATGATCCCGATGATAGATCATTATGTATAACTGTAATGGATGATTCTCCTTTTGATGGGGCAATAGTTAGATATACAGCATTTAAATTAATCGAACAAGAATTAACAGGAAATGATATAGCCTGTCAATATGAATATGAGTTTGAGGTACCACCGCATGATCTGGGACATGAAATTTCTGATGAAGAGGGTCAGGCATTTGAAGTGAGATTGGGTGAATGGGTAATCGAAATTATACAACGACAAATGGAAAAACATGCAGCAAAGGATAGAGACCTTAATACTTAAAAATTTAATACATAATGATGAATATGCTAGAAAGGTTTTACCGTTTCTTAATAAGACATATTTTGAGGAACATAGAGATAAGTTATTATATGAACATATAGATGAGTTTATCAACAAATATAATAATCTACCGACCAAAGAAGCATTAGTCATAGAATTAGAAAATTCAACATTAAACGATTCGGAATTTGATTCTGTAACTGAATTATTAACACATGTTGAAAATCAAAATACAGATGATACACCGGATATTCAATGGTTGCTGGAAACAACAGAACGATTCTGTCAAGACAAAGCAATCTATAACGCAGTTGTAAAATCGATTAAGATATTAGATGAACCTGAAAAAACCCAAGATGACAAGGGTGCTATTCCTGAGCTCCTTACCGATGCTCTTTCCGTTAGTTTTGATCCTCATATTGGTCACGATTATTTTCTGGACTCTGATGATCGTTACCTTTTTTATCATAGGGTTGAAAAGAAAATTCCTTTCGATCTTGAATTTTTCAATAAGATCACTCAAGGGGGTTTATCCACAAAAACTTTGAACGTTGCATTGGCTGGAACGGGAGTAGGTAAATCTCTGTTTATGTGTCATCAAGCGTCAAGTTGTTTATCTCAGGGACATGATGTATTATACATTACATTAGAGATGTCTGAGGAGAGAATAGCAGAACGTATTGATGCAAACTTATTGAATATTGCATTAAATGATTTAGTAAGTTTACCGAAGGCGATGTACGAAAAGAAGATAGATGAATTAAAAAATAAAATCAAGGGTCGATTGATTATTAAAGAATATCCTACCGCCGCAGCAGGCGCAAACCACTTCAGAACATTATTAAACGAATTAAATCTCAAAAGAAATTTTACTCCAGATATTATTTTTATAGATTATCTTAATATTTGTTCATCCTCACGTATAAAAACAGGTCAATACGTAAATTCTTATAGTTATATAAAAGCTATTGCAGAAGAACTTAGAGGATTGGCAGTCGAGTATGATGTTCCTATTATGTCTGCTACACAAACAAATAGAGCAGGATTTCAGAATACAGATGTTGGATTAGAAGATACTAGTGAATCATTTGGTCTTCCGGCAACGGCAGATTTCATGTTTGCTCTTATTAGTAATGAAAATTTAGAAGAAGCAGGACAATTATTAATCAAACAGTTAAAAAATAGATATAGTGATTTAACTACTAATAAGAAGTTTTTAGTAGGGATTGATCGTGCAAAGATGAAACTTATTGATCTCGGAGATGAATCTCAAGCTGATTTAGTAGATACCGGTAAAGAAGAAAAGAATGATACTCCCTCATTTGATGTAGCTACTGGTGGAAGAATGAAAAGTAAGAAAGATTTCGGGGAGTTTAAGTTTGAGTGATAAAATTGTAAATCTTGAAGATTATAAAAAAGAAAAATATAAAGAATACCCCACCATCAAGGCATTCAAGCCTGATTCATATTACATTTGTCCTGACATGGGAGTAATGATCCATGTCTTATTTTTAACGGATAAGAGTATCCATTACGGTAATGAACCAATTTACGTGATGGAAGATCAATATGGTACTTTTTTCTCTGAACCAATGGAAGAAGAAACGTGTTTAGGTTGGCATGAGGCCACAAAAGAGGCATTTTTGTTTGCTGTAGAACGTGGTTTTCCTCCCGATACTCCTGCATAAAGACCGTTGTTCTTATAAATATATCAGTAAATTCTATTTTTAGGAGAGATTAATGAAAACATTTCGCCAATTAACTGAAGCGAGAATAACTTTACCGAAATATGAGCCGGGTTCTGAATTTACCCTAAACGATAGAACCCCTAATAGTGTTCATAAAGCATTATTTTCTATTAATTATTCTCCCGGAGCAGTATTTAAAAAAACTAATGCCGATCACACAGAAGAGGTGGGTGAGGGTTCATTATCTGTTACGTTAGAGGATGAAAAGAAGAAAATCATTAAAGTTTTTGGTAGTAAATCATCATTACATAATGCCTTTAATGCGGGATCACTTAAGGGTGGTGGTGCAATGAAGGCCGCAGATTGGGAAGAAGTTATTACAATTGCTCATAATAGAAATATAAAAGGAATAGATAGTGACGAGGCGGCAACATTAGGTGAAATAAAATTACCAATTAAAGATAGAGTATTAGCAAATATAAACAATGGTAATGGGAAGTCTATTATTGATGCTGTAAATTTACCATCAAAACCAATGACACATTATGGTAGAGGTGTGGGATCTCCATCAACACTTTGGAGTGAAACCTTTAAGGATTTAAATATAAAAATGAATTCTAAAAGTATGACACCAAAAACAGATATGTATATTGGTGATATGAGAATTTCTTTAAAACAGACCGGAGGGTCTCAATTAATGAGTGGTTACGCAGGAGATACGGCCGGTGTTATAACTGCCGCTTATAACAAAGCTATAAAAAATAATAAGATAGATAAGGCCGCATTAAAAAAATCTTTTGATTTTATGTATAAAGATGTAAAAGATAATTTTTCTTCTGCTCAAGATGTCGGTACAGGCTCTAGAGCAATTACAAAAAAAGCAAAATCAGGAGCGACACTAAATGCATTAGAACGATCTGTAATGGAAACCGTTCAAAAGGGCTCACAAGTACAAAATCATTTTAGATGGATATTTTCAGAACATCCTGATGTTAAATATTATGCTATAGAGGAAGCCATGACGGGAAACATGAAATTTTCTGATGATAAATCTATATCAAATTATTTAATGGTTTTTAATCCTAGTGGAACAGGATCACATATTGATAAGATTGATAAGAAAATAATTTCAGGTTATGTTTCAAAAACAACATTTTCTGTTGGAATTAAATCAGCTGGAAGTAGGGGCGCACTTTCATTGAGAGGAATTGTACAAGATGAATATGAACCCACATTAACAATGAAAAATATTATTTCAGAGGCATGGAATGAAATTGGAGAGGATAGAATATATTTATCCGAGGGATTATGGAAAAATATAAAGGATAAAACATCTTCAGCTTATGATTGGGCAAAAGATAAAGGATTAAAGACATTAAAACTTCTTTGGGATAAAATCGTTAATAAAATTATTACACTCTTACATGAAGGTTATGGATGGATCCAAAGAATTTTTGGATGGCAGCCAGTTGTAAGATTAACATCTAATCCTAGTTATATCTAATGGCTTTCACATTTACTTCATTCTTAACTGAACAAAAGAACCTTCACATGGAGCACCTTGAAGATGAGGTGTTAAATGGTGGAGTTGCTGGAACACGAGGAGCTATAAATTTTCTTCAGGGTTTAAGAGATATGCTTGCGGGTAATGCCTCATCCTCTGTTGATATTACAGTAAAATGGGATGGGGCCCCTGCAGTATTTGCTGGTATTAATCCTGAAAATGGTAAGTTCTTTGTTGGAACAAAGGGTGTATTTGCAAAGAACGCAAAGATAAATTATACAGAATCAGATATTAATTCAAATCATGCTGGAGGTTTAGCAGAGAAACTTAAAGTCGCACTTAAAGAATTACCCAAAGCAGGAATAACGGATGTGTTACAGGGTGATATGATGTATACTAAAGAAGATTTGAAGAATGAAAATATTGATGGAGAACCTTATATTACTTTTCAACCAAATACTATTGTTTATGCTATACCGAAAAATTCGAAATTGGCGGGCAAAATTATGTCCTCTAATATGGGAATCGTATGGCACACTACCTATAGTGGCGATACGATGGAGGGCATGACCGCCTCTTTTGGTGTGGGTTCTGGCGCATTTAAGGAAAGTAGTTCAATATGGCAAGCAGATGCGAAATTTCAAGACACATCTGGAAGTGCTACTATGACAGTAAAAGAAACGGCAGATGTTACCAAAATATTAAGTCAGGCGGGACAATTATTTAAAAAATTAGATTCTAGAATTTTAGGCTTGATCGAAAAAGATCCTAAAACCAGCGAATTAATAAAAACATTTAATAATAAAATGGTGAGAGAAGGACAAAAGATTACAAACGTGAAAAAGCATACGGCGGGATTGATTGCATTTGTATATGATAAATTGAAGTCTGAAATAGATAAGGTAAAGAGAGAAGAAACGAAAAAAGCGAAGAAGAAAGAGATGGAAAAATATGTAGGATTCTTAAGACAGAATTCCGGTGAATTTGTCAAAATATTCGCAATGCAAAATTTATTAGTTGATGCAAAATTAATCATTATTCGTAAGTTGGAGAAGGTTAAATCAATTAAAACTTTGATGAAAACATCTACAGGGTTTAAGGTAACAGCTCCTGAGGGTTTCGTTGCAATAGACAAACTTAAAGGCGGTGCA